TAACTACACATATACATTCTATACTATGTGTCCCATACAAGCAAGCACAACGACTAACCAATTTTTAGAGACTAATAAACAAATTGGTTAGTCGTTGTGCTTGCTTGCTTGTTTGTTCTGACTGACCAAACGCGGGGGGAACTCCAGCCTGGACAGATCTGATGTGGGCAAATAAAAAAAGGGCGACTGATGTCGCCCTCTCTTGTTTTGGTTGGTTACTCCTCACGATGCTTGTAGTAACTGTTCAAACTGTAATCGCTCCAAAGCTGTTCGACCACAGAACCAACGAGGACTTCTCCATACTGACTGACTGCTGTCTGCATCACTCTGTCGAAAACTTCTTCGATTGTTTCACATTGCAGGTGGCACTCAACCTCCTGCTCTATTTCCATTAATATATCTTTAGTGCTCATTATTTGCTCCTGTAACTGCGTGGAGTTATAACCTTTCCACGCATATCTGTGTCTAATAGTGCAAGTATGCTCATTCCACATAACGCACCGCTCAAGAATAAAAGTGCTGACAATAAATAATATCCATAGTCATTAGCAAAAAAGACTGCTATGCCAATGCTTACAGGAATTGCCATGCTGAAAAATATAATATCCTTCATGATAATAACCCCTGTTCTTGCATTACGATCGTTCCATGCTCTGCTTCATGATCTTCTAGTAGAGGTGTATCCTCTTGTATCTGACCATTGGCAACCACAACAACGCCATTAATAACAAGGCTAGTGCAGTTAGGCTCTATCGCCTTCGCTACTTCGAACCCATTATTATTAAACATACTTATTTTTAGTTTCATAATTTCTCCTAGTTGATTAATAAATAAGTAACTACATATTAAACAATAGCAAGTAATAAGTCTATAAGATACATGCACAAATATCCCATATAGTCAACCCTTTGCGCGTGTGTGTCCGCCTTGCCTCGCTCCGCTCGGCTTCGCTCGTTGGGGGGGATAGGGTATAGAATGAATCTAATAGAATATTAACTGAAAACAAGCGAAGCTCATTAATATCTATTAGAATGAATCTATACCCTATCCCCCCCAACGAGCGAAGCGAGTGGGTTGTATATAGAAGAAAAAAATAGACATGGAGAGAATATCCAGAAACTTTGACAAATAGAGCTACCCCCTTCATCATAGGAAACATTGAAAACGATTTGGCCACAAAAAATTTTAAAATTTCAAAATATTTGGCATGGAAAATCCTGACATAAATATAGAAAAACTAGCAGAGCAATACCCTGAAGCTACCAGAGAACTGTTAGAACTGACTGAAGCACTCAATTCCAAACAACTACAGCGTGAAGGACAAGAAAGTTTTTTGACCTACATCAATCACATGTGGCCAGACTTCGTAGAAGGCAGACATCACCAGATATTTGCAGAAAAACTAGAGCAAGTAGCACAAGGCAAGATAAAACGTTTGATAGTGAACATGCCACCAAGGCACACCAAGTCTGAATTTGCCTCTACCTTCTTCCCATCATGGATCTTGGGCCGTAATCCTAAGTTGAAGATCATGCAAATTACGCACACTGCAGAACTAGCGTTTCGTTTTGGTAGAAAAGTCAGGGACATAATAGATTCAGAGGCGTATCAAGATGTATTTCCTGGCGTAAGTCTAAAAGCGGATAGTAAATCGGCAGGAAGGTGGGAGACAAATGGCGGAGGCGAAGCTTTCTACTCTGGTATTGGCGGTGCAGTAACAGGACGTGGTGCAGATTTGCTAGTTTTGGATGATATTCACTCGGAGCAAGACGCTCTTTCGCCCACGGCCTTGGACAATGCATGGGAATACTACAGTTCTGGACCCCGACAAAGGCTACAGCCAGGCGGAGCTATCGTTATTGTCATGACAAGATGGAGTGTCAAAGATCTAACAGGGCGATTATTGAACAAACAGGTAGAAGATCACGCCGATCAGTGGGAAGTAGTTGAGTTCCCCGCAATATTTCCTGATAGTCAAGAACCTTTATGGCCTGAATATTGGCAATTAGCAGAATTAGAAGGGGTAAAAGCCTCTATACCTGTTAGTAAGTGGGAAGCACAGTGGATGCAAAACCCAACTTCGGAAGAAGGGGCGATTTTGAAGCGAGAATGGTGGCAATTGTGGGAAGAAGACGAGGTTCCAGAGATGCAGTACGTCATACAGTCGTACGATACAGCCTATACCAAGAAAGAAACGTCTGACTACTCTGCAATTACAACATGGTGCGTGTTTTACCCTGATCCTAACTCTATGAGACCAGCTTTACTGTTACTTGATGTTAAAAAAGGTAGATGGGACTTCCCTACGCTCAAGAAAGAGGCTTATAAACAGTTTGAATATTGGGATCCAGACACAGTAATCGTAGAAGCCAAGGCCAGTGGTCTACCGCTCACGGACGAACTACGTCATGCAGGTATTCCTGTGGTCAATTACTCACCTGGCAAAGGACAAGACAAAATTGCAAGGGTAAATGCGGTCGCACCCATGTTGGAATCAGGCATGGTGTACGTTCCAGACACACGTTGGGCGGAAGAATTAGTAGAAGAATGTGCAGCGTTTCCATTTGGAGATCATGACGACTTAGTAGACTCGACAACGCAAGCGTTAATGCGTTATCGACAGGGCGGATTTATTGGTTTAGAATCGGACGATGATCTGCAGGATAATCAACCGAGACGGATCAGAGAATATTATTAGGAGAGAGCAATGGCTGACAAAGGCGAAAAGATAAAGGACCAAGGATTTGTTCCTTATGCAAAGCAAACTGATATGAAAGCACCCATGACCAAACCTGGAGACGGGAAAGGCAAAAGCCGTGGTGGTGGCGATGCAATGAGAGGCACAAAGTTCACAGGCGTTTACTAAACTGTAAATGGCAGAAAACAGCAAACCAACCAACATAGAAAGGTTGTCAGATCTTATTGATCTGGAAGTACAAGACGGCACAGAAGTTCAGATTGAAGAACCCATGCAAACGGGTGAAGGTGATATTGCCGTTGAGCTGTCTGAGGAAGGCGCACAGATAGACTTTTTTCCTGACGAAGAAGTTATAGACACCACACCATTTGATGCGAACTTAGCGGAGTACGTTGATGAAGGCGAGCTAGGACGAATTGCTTATGAGTTAGTCACTGACTACGAAGAGGACAAAGGAAGTCGTCACGATTGGGAAGATGCATACGTAAAAGGATTAGATCTACTTGGATTTAAGTACGAAGATCGAGACAGACCTTTTCCAGGAGCATCAGGCGTAACTCACCCTATGCTCGCCGAATCCGTAACCCAGTTCCAAGCGCAGGCATTTAAGGAACTATTACCTAGTAAAGGCCCTGTCAAAACTAGAGTGATGGGTAACGAAACTCCAGAAACCGAAGACCAAGCACGAAGGGTAGAAGAGTTCATGAATTACCAGATCACTACGGTAATGGAAGAATATACCCCTGAAATGGACCAGCTGTTATTTTATTTGCCACTAGCAGGAACAGCATTTAAGAAAGTTTATTACGATCCAAGCAAACAAAGAGCGGTTAGTACGTTTGTACCCGTAGAAGATCTAGTAGTTCCCTATACAGCAAGTGATTTACAAACATGCGAAAGAGTGACACACGTAGTCAAAATGACATACAACGATGTTAGGACACAACAGCTTGCAGGATTCTATAGAGACATACCACTACAGCCAGCCGAAACAAACATAGGCAGCGAAACCACAGACAAAGAAGACGAACTAGAAGGACTCAGTGCCACCACCAACGATATGATGTATGAATTGTTGGAGTGTCACGTATCCATGGACATACCAGGTTTTGAAGATCCAGACGGATACCACCTACCTTTTATCATAACAATAGACAGAGCATCTAATGCTGTTTTATCGATCAGACGAAACTATCGTCAAGATGATCCACTAAGAACAAAGATACAATACTTTGTACATTACAAGTTTCTTCCTGGCCTTGGGTTCTATGGGTTCGGCTTAATACACATGATTGGCGGTTTGTCTCGAACTGCCACAGGAGCCCTACGACAATTGATCGATGCAGGTACGCTGGCAAATCTACCTGCTGGATTCAAGGCCAGGGGACTTAGAATCAGGGACGACGAGACTCCACTAGAACCAGGAGAGTTCAGAGATGTAGACGCACCTGGCGGAGCACTAAGAGATTCATTGATACCACTACCTTATAAAGAGCCATCGGGGACATTACTACAGCTGTTAGGTTTTTGTGTAGAGGCTGGACAGAGATTTGCATCGATTACAAATCTACAAGTAGGAGAAGGTAATCAAGAGCTACCTGTAGGGACGACTATGGCTTTGCTAGAACAAGGCACAAGAGTCATGTCCGCAGTACACAAAAGACTGCACTATGCACAAAGAACAGAATTTAAGATACTAACCAGATTATTTGCAGAGTATCTACCACCTGTATATCCATACCAAGTTATAGGTGGAGACCAACAAATCAAACAAGCAGACTTTGATAATAGGGTTGATGTAATCCCTGTCAGTGATCCTAACTTCTTTTCTATGAGTCAGAGGATTACATTAGCTCAACAAGAACTACAGTTAGTTCAAAGCAATCCTCAGATACATAACATCAAAGAAGCTTACAGAAGAATGTACCAAGCGTTAGGTACAGAAAATATTGAAGCGTTATTTGCACCAGATCCACCACCCCCCGTTCCGATGGATCCTGCGAGTGAGAACAGCGCAGCACTAATGGGTGCACCTCTTATGGCATTCCCTGATCAGGCGCATCAGATTCACATAGAGGTGCACTTATCTTTCTTAGAGTCGGGAGCTGGTATGACAAACCCAGCTGCAGTGCCAATGATGGTATCGCACATATTCCAACACGTATCTTTAGAAGCACAGAACCAAGCTAATCAGCAGATGCCAGATCAACCTGCACCTGTCCCAGCTATGCAACAAGGAGGAATGATGATGCCACCCCCACCTAATCCTGCAAAAGAAGCTTTGAAGGCACAACTAGAATTAGAGATCATGGAATCAATCATGCCTAGAATCGAGAAGATACTATCTACTGACGATGGCGTAGTTGCACTGAAACAACAAGAGCTTGCAATACGTGCAAAAGAAAATGAAGATGATAAGATGATCGCAGAGGAGAGAATCAAACTGGATAAAGCAAAGCTTAAACAGAAAGATGAATCCGAAGAAGAGAGGTTAAAATCTCAAGAAGACATAGCAGCAATGAAAGTAGCAGCGGATAGAGAAAAGAAATGATTAGTAGAAAGTCTGAGTATGAAAGAGAAATAGTAGACAAAGATGCAATAGTAGACAGAGATGCAGTCGAACAAGCAGTACAAGCTGCTATGGCTTCTGCTGGCGTAGGTCAATTAAACTTAGGATCTTTAGGAACAAGCGGACAATCTGTTATGGAAGGTGAACCAATAACTTTAGCTGCTGACCCTGTAGCTCCAGTCTTTGACAGAAGCGATGTAGCGGGTTCGTTAGCTGCTGGTTTAGTTCCAACACAAGCAGATATTTTACAAATCTATACACCATATCTTTTTGGTTATTCGAGTGGCTTAGAAAAAACTTTTAATGACGTAAGAGCTTTAGAAGAAGCTGGTTATGCCTTAAAAGAAGCAGCACCAACCAGCACTATTTCTCATTTCGAAATGAATGATACAGGAGGCGGGAAGTTTATACCCAAGACTTCTGGTTTAACCGAATCTGAGTCACCCATGTCAACTATGGTTGAGCCAGAGGTCACCCCAATGGACAGTGATATAGACAGAGCTGTTGCTGCAGCCGTAGCCTCAGCCGTAGCATCTGGTGGAGACATGCCAGTACAAGTTGCTGATGATCCTGTAATGGCTGCGGTTGAAACAGCCGTGGGCAACGGTCAACCGACCACGGACGATACTATATTAGATCCAGATGATATGGTAGTAGGAGCTATGGTAGTAACTCCATATTACAATCCCGTAACAGGCGAAACTTTTGACCAAACAAATACTGCACAGCCTGTTCCAGAAGGATTTATACCTGTTCCAGAAGGAGGCATCCCTACTACAACAGAAACCCCCGCACAACCAGATTTCATGACCCAGCTAAACGAACTGATAGCAAGTATGCAAGCTGAGCAAACAGCAGCAGCCGAAGCACAAGCAGCTGCCGAAGCAGAAAGACAAAAGCAAGCTGCTGAAATGACACAGAATTATACGATTGGGCAACCAGCCGTAGGTTATAACCCGTATGAAAGCGGACAATATCAAAACAACCCGTATGGCTCTGCTGGCGTACCAGACATGGGAGGTATAACATCTATACCAGTCCCTGCAGCCTATACCCCTAATCCTTATTTAACAGGAGGAATGACATAGATTTACTACAATTCGCGACAGCTGTACTGCGCGCCATAGATGAAAAAGAACAGCAACTTCAAGAAATACTCTCCAACGGCGAAGTCCGAGATTGGGAGCATTACAAGAATCTGACTGGTCAAGTCGAGGCGTTGAACTACACACGAGAAGAAATTCGACAACTAATGAAAAACCAGGAGATATAAATGCCAAATCCAAGCAATCTAGCCATGGAAGAACAATGGAAAAAGAAAGAAGCGGAACAGTCTGCTTTAGAGAAAGCTTACCAATCAGGTAAGAAGAAAGGAGATGCGACTACGCTTGATCCTGATAAATTAGATTCAGAACTACTAGACCAACTACCTTCACCAACAGGGTGGAGGATTATGATATTACCGTACAAGGGCCAAGGACAAACCGAAGGTGGTATTGTTCTAACGAGTGAGACTCGTGAAAGACAGCAGATAGGAACGCTGCTTGGCTACGTACTAAAAGTCGGACCACAAGCGTACGACGGAGAAAGATTTTCTACTGGCCCTTGGTGTAAACCAGGAGACTGGGTATTGATCGGAAGATACTCAGGATCAAGGATACAAATCGAGGGCGGAGAAATAAAACTGTTGAATGATGATGAAATCATCGCAACGGTTCCAGACCCAGAAGCAATTCTGCATCAATTTTAATAACCATGGAGAACGACCATGCCTGAGCATAAACTAAATATGAATGCTGCCGAGGAAACAGTACAGTTAGATGATACTGGTCCTGAGGTAGATGTTGATATAGACGAAGGGGGAGCTTTACCTATAGATCCTCAGCAACCTGTTAAGCCTGTACTAGGTGACGAGGGAGCTGCGGAAGTAGTACCAGAGCCAGAACCCGAAGAAGCAAAAGCCGATGAACACGAAGAATACAGTAAAAGTGTAAAGAAACGTATTGATAAGCTTACTGCTAAATTAAGAGAGGCCGAACGAAGAGAGCAAGCAGCAACGCAATTTGCCGAAAACGTAAAGAAAGAAAACGAATCACTAACGCAACAAAAAACAAATTTAGATAGTAACTACATTGTAGCCGAGGCCAACAGGATTTCAGCTGAGACCGAAGCAACAAAGAATCTTTTAAGAAAAGCTAACGAAGAAGCAGACATCGATGCACAGACGAACGCACAACAGAAACTAGCAGCTCTTGCTGTTGAAGCTCAACGCGTACAAGCTTTGAATCAAGAGCGCACTGCACAAGCAGCGCAAACAGAACAGGTTACACAGAACATACCAACGGAGCCTCAGCCACAGCCTCAAAAGTATTCTGAACCAGATCCTAAAGCCCAAGCATGGGCAGAAGAGAACCCTTGGTTCGGAAACGATAAAGCTATGACTATGACTTCGTTTGCTTTTCATGAAGATTTGTTGTCAGAAGGGTTTGACCCAGCAAGCAATGAATACTATGATGAGATTAATAATAGGATTCGAAACGAGTTTCCTCATAAATTTAATGATGAAACTCAGACGAGCCAACCCGCTCAGACGGTAGCACCCGCAAAGCGAAGTGCAAAACCAGGGCGCAAAACTGTGAGACTCACACCTTCAC